TGGTCAATCAGTACAATGTTACCATCAGTTACTATGCGTCCAACTTTCATTCTCGCCCCTCCTCTCGCTGTTTGAGCATAAAATCTGCTTGTTCATAAGCAAACCTTGAAAACATTTCTGATGGTGCTTCTGCCAGTGGTTGTGAATGCCCGCTATTGTAGCTGTTTGCAAGCAATCCCGTTAATGCCGCCATTGCAAACTGGTCACGGAGAGTTGACTGTTCCGTCTGTGGTAGCATAGCCAGCAATATAGGCCTCAAGCCTGATGGGATATCACTGTGCCTTAATATCAAATCACGTACACTCATAACCCCTCCTTTCCCGCCAGAGCTTGTCGGGCTATAGCAACCGGACTATCTGGGAAATTATCTTCTGCTATAAGCTCCAACGCCCCCCTTAATCGTGCTATCTCCCCCGCTTGCTGGTCTATCACCTTCTGCTGGGCAGAGTGGGCAACGAGAAGGTCATTGATAACAATATGGCCGCAGAAGTCGTGACCCCTGTGACGCTCCACCCATAACTCTGCTCTCTGCTTAACTTTTTTAAACATCTCTTGTGCGGTCATCTTACTCCCCTCTGCCGTCATGGCGTTTCCTTTCTGTTAAAAGTCATCAGGCCATGCGTATAAATCCGGCCTTGTCTCCAAATACTCATCAATTGTCTGCTGCGTCTCGCCCTCTGCTGCCATTATTGCCGTGCGCTCCTCGCGATTCTCTACCCTGCTGAAAATGTCTATGCCAAACTCCAACAGCTTGAACTGCCAGTAATGGGCGAACGATTCCATGTCCATCAGTATCAGCGGCTCGGAGGCGTACTTACTTTCCAGCCTCTCTTTGGCGTAGTCATCACCATAGGCGTAAAACGTGCCGGTGTGATCCTGCCAGCGGAGTGCGGCTTTATGTCCCGCCATCTCCAAGAACGTGTTGCCCGTTAGTTTGCGGAAGTCCGGCGTGTCCTCCTGCCAATGCCCCGCCTGTTTTCTCCATATCGTCATGGTCTGCAAGGTATCGCTCCTTTAATTCTTCCAAATTTGCCATGTAAAGGTCTGTTCGTATTATCCCGCACTCTACCCATGCATTGAGGTCTGATTCCAATCCTGTGGCTAGAAATCGGGCGCGTAGTAGGGATTCAAGTTTATAGGCGCGGTCGTATGTGTTCAAAATGGTAAAATCTCCGGTAGAGTGAACTCTGGATTTAACTTGTCTTTAAACCTGCCACTCTTGAAGTCGTAATCAAGATCAACCTTCCCCACTCGGCCCATAGTCTTGAATTTAATTTTTTGTACTATTACGCTGGCCTCGTGTTTGGTTATATCCTGGCGGTGAACGCATATCCCAAAGTCCGCCTTGTTTCTCCACATGGCTCCACCATTGCAGTCGTAGAGATTAGGCACTGGATAATTGCCAGTGTTATCCTTCTGCTGTTTGGTAGGGTGGATAACTACGCACGTCAGCATGTTGTGCTTGCGATGAAAGCGTCGAATGGTAGAGAGGCACTTGCTAATGTATTGGTCGTCCCTCATGCCGCCTTGATTGCTATGGTCAAGTTCATTCCACGGATCAATTACTAGTGCATCAAGTTGTTGAGTAGTCAGACGGTCCTCTACCTCTGCCAGAATGTCATGCAGAGAGTATTTGTCATCTTGTGGGTGAATCCATGAGAAATGATGATTTACCCATGACGCCTCAATCTTCACCTCTGCATCAGACATGCTGTGCAGGTTGCGCCCTGCTTTCTTCTCTACTAACTTTTTGAGGTGTTCCTCTAGCGGGTAATTCTCTGGAGAGAAATAGCACCACTTCCAATCGTGCAGGATGGCAGTGTTGATGGCTATTGCATCCATTACCTCTGACTTCCCACACGATGGCATGCCAGTTAGCACCATGAGGTATTGTTTTGAGAGCAGGAGTAACTCATCAAGAGAATTGAATCCTGTACTCACGCCCTTTCGTATTGAGGGAGAGCGTTTAATATCCATCAGTTTTGAGAGTAGATCGTCAGCAGATATAATCATAACCACTCCGGTGTTACGCACTGCGGGTTTGTATCGGGTGTTGGTTTGTTTTGAGGTAAAGACTTCTGAACTGCCTCTACTACCCACTGGTTTATTGCGCCATAATCGCTCTTGTAGGTTTTTCCGTTTGCCAGTTTGTAGCTAGAGAGTTTGTCCAGGCATTTCTCTACAAACGCCTTGCCATGTTTTTGAAAGAGCGTGTCGTATTCAACATCTGTTAGTAATACGTTCTCTCTATATTGTTTTTTATTGTTACTGCTACTGGTTACAGGTGTGTTATTGTTTGTTATAACGGTGTTAAACTCTGTTATAACTGTGTTAAGGTTTGTTATATCGGTGTTACGCTTTGGCTTGTGCTTCTTGCTCCATCTTTTTTCCATGCCCTTTTTACCTGCAATAGAGCGTTGGTTAATAAAATCATGTGCCTCATCAATGATGCCCTGAATGAAAGCAATATCAGATTGCCCCTTCTGCAACTCTTTGGCGAATCGGAGCAGGGATATTCCCTGCCCCTCTTCATCTGTCGCAAAATCCATCAAGGCACCGGCCTCAATGCGATAAAAGAACGGCTTACTCATCAGAATGAAATCTCGTCAGTGGACTGCCCGCCAACATGCTGCGCCTTGTATGCCGCCAGAATTTGAGCAGCCAGCGCCTTGTCGATAAAGAAGTCGCTCACCCACTTCTCTTCACCGTTATTGCCAACTACTTTACGCTGCGGCATGGAGATAAACTCGTATGGCCCTTTTGCGCCACTGCCGGTCTTGTACTGGCATCCGTTGATCTCTGCGATACCTTCAATCTTGACTTGAAACTTGCCCCACTGGTTAGGCTTGCCGAATGTGATATTCATTTAAAACTCTCCTTTTCCTGATAGTTTAGATATAATTTCCTCAACCTCTGCATTAAACTTTTCAGCCGCTTCTAACGCGCCCTGCAACTCTTCCGCACTCGGCTCAAACCTCACGATAAACATGTTCATGCTCTCTGGCAGATACGGGTGATAGGCCACGAAATCGCACCACTTGCGCTGGCATACCGCTAATTGCAGTAACATCTGCGGTTTATACTGTTCAACCACGCATCCATCCAGCTTGTATTGCAGAAACGTAGTAAGTGATGGACATTTGATCTCTATGCAGCCATCATCCCCAACAAGTCCGTCCGGTGACGCGCCTAGATGCGGGATCGTGTCGTGCATAGCGAGGCCGCATAACTCAACCAGATTGCCGGTGACGTCCTCATACTTCTGCCGTGCTTCCGGCTCGTAGCGAATCCCGTGCTTCATGGCGTCATTGACGTACACCTCACGCGCCCTGCCGCTTAACCTCTCCGCCACTATCTCTAGCTTGAGGCGGCGTCTCTTCTCACTCTCCCCGTTCTTGGTGGTGGCGAGTGCATCCGCCATGCTGGAGGCTGTGAGGACGCCAATGCGCGATTTCAACCATTCAGTAGTTCCCTGCCCATGAGTCAACCATCTAGGCATCCGGCTTTACCTCCGACAGTTCGGATTTACGTGCGTCCTTAATGGCGGCGTATTCGTGCCTGATGCCCACGTCAATCTTGCCCCATACGGCGGCAAGTGATTTTAGGTCTTTGGCTTCTTGGAGTGGCTTTACTATTTCAGGTTTTAACAGCACAGGCGGCACGAAGGGTGTTTGAGGTTTTGCACTTGCCGCATTGCCATCATCATCCTCTTGCGCCACTCCAGCCACGGCGGCGAGAGAGTAGCGGCGGAGATAGGTAATTGCGCTCCCTACGCCCTGACTGTCAGCCTTGCCGATGGGAGATGAGACGCATGACTGCATCCACTGGCCGGAGGTATGGGAGAGTAGAGTGGTGACGTGTACCATTCCTTCAGCAAATGCCGGATGCTGTGATACGGCGAGTCCGTGCTTGGATAAAGTAGGACGCACGGTGTTGAGTATCTCGGCAAGATCGGCATACTTGCTACGAAAATGAGGATTGGCGGCGTTCTTATCGGCGTTTTCTAACTCGTTTTGAGCTTTAGAGAGTGCCGCACTGATGAGGTCTATCTGTTCGCTGAATTTTAACAATGTATTCTCCTTCCGTACTCTGCGATTAGTAATGCGTCTGCCCTGCCGATGTCCTTCTTGCGTGACAACTCTCTGGTGCAGTCTGGATACAACTGCATGGCCTTCCCTCTGGCGGCATCTTTATCTGATATGCCTTCCATCAGATTCTTCTTCCATGCTTGCGGAGTGACCAACGTGTATGGGATGCGGAGTCCTGCCAAGATGCCTAACCACAATCCGAAACCTTTTCCGAATCCGAACATGCTGGTTACGCCCTGCCCCGGCATGGCTCCCACCTTTTCGATATACACATGGTCAATCTTGATGGTGCGGAGTATTTCCGCCATCGATGACGGCAGGTACTCGGTTTTATTAGTCTTGCCCTTCTTTACCTGCTCTGTCGGAGTGTCAATGAGTGTTACTGTCTTGCTGTCGCAGTAAATGATAGCTACTGCTCCGGTCTGACCAGGGTCGATACCTGCAATAATCATCTAGCCCCCCTCGCAATCCTCTGCATAGTCTCGTTCCAGCAGTCCACGGCATATTCCGCCGTCTCCGTATCCAGTGGCTTTCCGGTATTCCTGAACAGGTCAAGTATCGCCGTGTTGACCTTACGTGTCTCTCGCGCCAGTTTGGAGTGATCCGGCAGCAGTCGGCTAATGGACTCCATCAGGCATATGCCCATCGTGCCAATCATGGTAACTACCTGCTCCGGTTCCAGTTCGCTGGAGATGGTAGGTGCAGGCGGCACATACTCCTTGTATCTGCCGTTGGGGAGTTTCTCGTATAGGGTCATTAGAAATCCTCCGCGAATAAATCACCATGAGACGCTGACAAAGCGGCATCACAGTTCAGTACGTTCTGCTTGTAATAAGATTCTTTCAGTTCCGACATGATAGTTTTACGGCCTTGTTTCAGTGCCACATATCCAGTGCTACCGATGCCGCCGAAAGGATCATAAACAACATCATTTGGATTGCTCCATAGGTTGATTCCGCGCTCTATAACCTGCAATTGTAGTGGGCAGATGTGGCGCTCGTCTTTATCTTCCCGGGCGGATTCTCTTTGCAGCGTGTCTGATGGGTTAATGTCCATTGTCAGCTTGTAGAATCCATCCGGCTCCGGTTGGTTGGTTGTTACCCAACACGGGTCCGCATATCGTTGCCATTGCATAACAGGGAATGACTCGTTGGTATGCGTGATAGGCTCAGGATTGGTATCTGCTTTTCGGAATGTTACCAAGTAGTCGGGTATTCCCTGCCGACTCATGGCGGAATCTTTCTTGATCTGCTTGTGCAACAGTCCAAGTGCTTTAGTGCGCTGCATGGCGATAACTGGATCTTTCCAAATGCACACTTCAGAGTGATAGATAAACCCTACTTTCTGAAACATGCGGATGATATCGCCTCGGAAGTCCTGCAATCCGATATAGCCGTGATGCTGCTTACTGGTAGGTAGGTTCATGCAGTGAATAGATACCAATCGTCCTGGCATCATCACTCGGTGCCACTCATGAACCATAAATGAGAAGTGATCGACAAACTCATCATACGTGCGGCAGTTGCCAAGATCGCGCTCACTGTTGCTGTAGGTGTATAGTGATGCGAACGGAATACTGCTGATTGAATAATGGATGCTGTTAGATGGCATCTGACGCGCCACTTCCACGCAATCCCCGTTATAAACTGCATAACGGTCTGTTACTTTCTGCTGGATAATCATTAATAACCGCCTTCTACTATCCACGTTGGGAACTGGATAGATTCGTTTGCATGATATGAAAGTTTCTGATGTGTTAAGCTGCGGATGTTTTCAAGGTTCATGGTCTTGGTATGCTCCACCATGCTCTGAATCATCGTCTCAAACTCACGCTCTTTGCGTTGGACGTTGGCAAGTACACTGCCCTCTGCCTCGCTGATGATAAGGTGCCGGTTGACCTCTCTGGTCTGTCCGTGGCGGTGGAATCGTTTGGTAGCTTGAAACATGGCTTCAAAGGAATCAGACAATCCAACAAAGACCGTATCAGCGCATATTTGGAAGTTCATTCCGAAGCCGCAAATAGATGCCTTACTAACCATCACAGGGATGTTTCCGGCGGCAAACTCCATCATGCTCTGCTCTTTATGCTCGTCACTATCTGAACCTGTTACCTCAACGCATCCTGGTATTGATTGCTTGATAAGCGTTGATTCAGAGTTAAGACCACACCAGATCAATACCGGCTTGCGTGATTGGTTGACTATCTCAACCGCTTTAGCGACTCTGCGCTCTAGCGACTCTTTCCTTGCGCCCCTACGTTCTGCCAGTCCTCTGGCCTCAAATGCGAACAGTGCGCCCTCTGGCGCTTCGGATTCCACTACGTGCTGATGTGTGTAGAGCGGTGGTAGGTCAAAACCTTCATCGCTATAGCCAAGATCGGAAGGTTTAGTTAGAAACACTCCCCATGAGGCCAGCCATTTCCAGAATGATTCCTCTGCATGTCCCTTGAGTCTCCACTTGGAAGTTTCGCC